GCGCGGGCTCGTCGGCGTGTCTCCGTTCCAGGAGTACCGGCTCGACCCCGCGCGCTATATTCGTGACAAGCTGGGCTGGCAGCCGTGGGCGGGTGACGACGCGCACCCCGGCCAGACTCAGATGCTCGACGCCTATACGGCCGCGCTGCGTTCGCAGCTAGAGAACCCAGAAGCCACATGCCAGAATATCATCCGAATCGAGGCCGGGCATACCGTCGGCAAGACCAAGCTGGCCAGCGGGATCGTCAACCATTTCTTCGACTGCTTTCCGCCGGCGATCTGCTACACCTTCGCGCCGACGTATGAACAGATCCATGATCTGCTTTGGAAAGAGGTCAAGGCGGATCGGCGCGGCAAGGGCCTGCCGGGGCGCATCCTGGATCTGGCGCTGACGGTCGCCGATAATCACTTTGCCAAGGGACGCGCGACCAGCAACGCCGGCGGGCAGGGCACAGAACGGGCGCAGGGGCAGCACGGCCCCTATCTGCTGTTTGTGCTGGACGAGGCCGAAGGCATCGCCGACTACGTGTTTGATGCGGTGAAGAGTATGACCTCGGGCGGGCTCTCGATCGTGCTCATGCTGGCGAACCCGCGCACCCGAGTCAGCCGCTTTCATCGGGCCAAGGAGGGCGCAAATGTGGTGAGCTTCCGTATCAGCTGTGTGTGGCACCCCAATGTGCTGGCCGGGCGTGAGCTCGTACCGGGGGCCGTTCGGCGCGCCTATGTCGAGTCGATGATTGACGACGGCACCACGCAGCACTGTGAGATTGTGGCCGAGCATGACCCCGATCGGCACACCTTTGAGCTGCCCTGGCGCCCTGGGGTGATCTACGCGCCCGATCCTGAGTTTATGTTTCGCGTGCTGGGCCAGGCGCCATCTAACAGCACGGTCGATACGTTCGTGCCGAGCGGCCGGTATGAAGCCGCGCTCAGGCGCGCAGCGCCCACCACCACCACCTGGGCGCGTCTAGGCGTCGATGTCGCGCGCTTTGGCGATGACGCCGGCACGCTCTATTTGCGCCGGGGCGATCTCGTCAAACAGCTAGCCAGCTTCAGCAAGCAGGAGACCGGGCCGTATGTGCGCGCGATCCGGCAGGTGGCACGCGAATTGGCGGCCGCTGGGGTGAGCAGTCTGCATGTGCGCGTGGATGGCGGCGGCGGCTTCGGCTCGGGCGTCATTGACAGCTTGAACGAGGATCTCGAGCTGCAGCGGCTATTTGCCGACTTCCAGGTCTTCGAGGTGTATTTCAACGCCACTGCCTACGACCAGGAAGCGTACGCCGATCTGGCAACCGAGATGTATGGCCATACCGCTGAGGTGCTGCGCTCGGCCGCGCTCGTGGGCGTGCCGCCAGCGCTGGAGACGGATCTGTGCGAGCGCCGTTTCAAGTGGGTCAAAGCTGGCCCAGCCGACGTCAAGAAGGACGTCAAGAAGATCCGATCAAAAACCGAGTTTCGCGCGGACTACCACCGCTCACCAGACGACGGCGACGGGTGTGTGCTGGCCTGCACTCCGGATTACGTCTTTCGGTCCAAGATACCGCCGCCACCGCCGCGCCGCCCGACCGTCTCACAACGAGGATAAGCCATCATGCCTGTATCACCCTTTACCGCCTATACCGCAAAAGCTGCCACCGAGCGGTTGCCCGCGCTGCCCCCGTATGCCGAGGAGCTGCGTGCCGTGCTCGGCGGCGATCTCTGGCGCGGCGGCCAGGGCTGGATTGGCGAGCTGCCGACCGACCCCACGGCGCTGGCCAGCATGGCACGTGGGATGGTCAGCGAGAATGTGCTGCTGGAGCTGCTGGTGCGGCACGTCGCCGCTATCCTCGGCAAAGAGCCGCGCTGGGCGCTCACACCGACGCGCGAAGCACAGGCGCCCGCGAGCGATGGCCCGCAGGCCCCCCCAGATGTCCAGCCCCCAGCCGAGGACGTGGTCGACACGCGGATCGCACAGGTCGATGCCGATCTCACTGCTTGGTGGGATAAGCGCCATATGCAGTCCGTGATGCAGCAGGCCGCCGCCTACCGTGCCTCGCTCGGCCGTGGACCAACGTACGTGTTTGTCCCGCCCGGCCTCCAGGAAGAAGATGGCACGATCCCGCCGCTCTCGACGCTGGTCGATGCGCTCGAGTATATCTACGTCGACGCGCGCCCGCCGGAGAGCGCCGGCGTGTACACCGATCCGCGCTCACGGCTGATGCTCGGCGTGCTGACCTCAACCGAGGAGGACGGCACCACGGTGACCGAGCTGACCTACTACGACCTACTGACCGGTCAGACGGTGCTCAAGGTCTTCCGCGGCGACGAGGAGCCGCAGGCGTTCGCCGCGAATTTGGGGCGGTATCTGTTCCTGCACGACCGCCCGATCCAGCCGCTGCTGACAAGTCAGCTGCTGCAGGGCCAGAAGAGCATCACGCTGGCGCTGTCGCAAACGATGCGCAACGTCAATTTGGCCGGTCACCGGCAGCGCGACTATATGAACGCACAGCCGCCCGGCGAGTGGGCCGCAGCGAGCCAGGGTACGCCGGGCGCGCAGAAGTTCCCCGACGGTACTTATAAAGTCTTCCAGGCCGCGCAGCTGTTGCAGGGTCCGCTGGTGACCAACTTCATCCAGGGTAACGACATCTACAACGAGAAGGGCGAGAAGATCGGCGTGACCAACCCCAATGTCTCGATCGTCGATCCCATTTCGGTCGATCATTTCGAGAAGACCTACACCATGTTTCGCTACGCCATGCACGCACAGGCGCACCAGCTGCACATTTTTGGGACCGAGCAGGCGCAGAGCGGCATCAGCCGCGAGCAGGCCCGCGCCGATTTCGAGACGCGCCTGGGCCCGGACGCCGCGGCAGTGGACGACCAGGGTCGTGCGGTGCTGACGGCGGTCCTTGGCTTGGCCGCGGCGTTGCAGGGGCAGCCGGACCTCTACGCCGATCTGCGCGCCGACTTCTCGTGTGTGATCAACACCGGGCCACTCTCGCCGGAAGAGCAGAATCAGATTCGTCTGAACGTGGCGGCGCGGCTCGCCTCCGAAGAGACCGCGATGTCGCAGTTGGGCATTGACGATGTGACTGCCGAGCAGGCCAGGATTGCCGCCGATCGGGAGGCCGCCATGTCAAGGGCGCCGCAGATTGCGCCAGCAACTGGGGGGACCGCTCCGCAGCAAGGCGCACCGCCAGCCACAGGGGACGCATAATGCCGCTACCGGATAACGTGCAGATTGGGCCGCTGGTCTTCCGTGTGACTGACGACGAGCTGGAGAAGAGGCGCGCCGATGCCACCGACGGTGATGATACCTTCGGCCGTATTGAGTACGGCAAGGGGCTGATCATCCTGGACTATGAGCAGAGCGCGTCGCACAAACGCATGGCGCTGCTCCATGAGTGCCTGCACGGCTGCTGGCACGTAAGTGAGCCAGGACATCTGGATGACGAGGACGCGATCCGGCGCCTGAGTGCACCGTTACTCGACATGCTCCGGCGCAACCCAGTTCTTGTGGCGTATTTACTGGCTGAGGAGTGATTCATGCGACACATCGGTCAACTGTACTGGTTCTCGCATTCGCAAAACCTCAAGAAAGAGGAAGGTGGGCGTGGCTTGAATGGCCGTGCCTGGCTACACCTGTACTGGGGCGACCCCGACAAACACGGCCGCAGCGTGACGACGCTTGGCATCCAGTGGGTGCTCTTTCGCAAGCAGCACAGCATCGGCTGGTCGTTCAGCGCGGGTGGGGGCGATAGCGATCGGGACATCGATTGCTCGGTGCGCGTGCCGTGGTTCGGCGTGTATCTGGGCGCCGATGACGTGCTGCCGCGCAAGTGGGAGTTCTACAACCCTGGCCAGCGCTACCCCAGCGAACGCACGATCGGCGTTACCTGGCATAGTCAGGCGCTCTGGATCGATCTCTGGCGCGACCCTGATGAGGGCTACGGACGCGGTGGCCCGAAATTTTGGCAGGACGCCAAAAGTAGTGCGCGCCACATCGTTATTCATCCGCTCGATATTTTGTTTGGTAAGACAAAATGTGCTACTGAAAAGCTCGCTGCCGAGCCTGCTACCGTTGATCTACCCGAAGGCGCATACCCGGTGCAGGTTGTTATTGAGCGGCGCACCTGGACACGCAAGCGGGCGCCCTGGTGGAAGCGCGAACGCGTGAGCGCCGATGTGCAGAGTGAAAAGGGTATCCCGATCCCTGGCAAGGGCGAAAATAGTTGGGACTGCGAGGATGACGCCTATTTCAGTATCGGCACGCCGACGCAGACGACGGCTGAGGCGGTCGCCTATGCCGCTGAACGGGTGCGCGAGGCGCGCGAGCGCTACGGCGGGCGCGATTGGACGCCCGCGCCAGCACGGTGAGTAGATGACGATTGCACGGCTTCAAACATTCCGTCGTGTGCTTCTGACGCTGCTACGCATCGTCGAAGACGAGTTGTGCGAGCGCGGCGCGCTGCCTGTATCAAAGCGGCGTACATTGACGTAGTGTGCTATACTTTCGGTAGTTGAATATCACTGCCTTGTACCACTTTTGTGTGGCAACCGGCCCAACCGCAACGCGCGGTGGGTCGGTTTTTGTTTATCCCGCACGGCGGGAGAGGAGCATCACGGATGCTACGAGGCTTCATTACGCGCTACTATGACGAGAACGACCCGCCGCAGGGTGGTGGGGCCGGCGACGATCCTCCAGCGGGCGAGGGCGGCAAGGTGCGCGCCTCGGATCTCAGGACGCAGCTCGGCCAGACCGTGAGCGAGCAGGATGTGATGCGCATCCTGGAGAAGCAGGCCGATTTGCTGAGCGACAATCACAAGCTGCGCGAGCGCGTGCGCAAGCTGCGCGATGTGCCCGCGAATGCGGTGGTGCTGAGCGGCGATGACGCGACCGCGTGGGAAGCCTATGTGGCGCTCGGCAAGCCGGATGAGGTCAAGCAGCAGATCGCTGCCAAGGGTGAGGCCGAGCAGCAACTCAAAACGCTCCAGCGCGACGCGACCCTGCGCGATGTGCGCGAGGTGACCGGATATGATCTGGATGTGCTGCGCGACATCGGCGGCAGCGATTGGCAGTACAGCATCAAAGAGGAGCAGGGCGAGGGCGACGAGACGCACAAAGTCGTGTACGTCAAGGACGGCGACAAAGAGGTGCGGATCGATCAGTACCCCAAGGTGCAGCGCGTTCTCCCCGCGCTGCGGCCATCCAGCACCACCGAGCAGGCGCAGGGCGGCACGGCCTACCCCCGGCAGAGTAGTGGCGGAAGTTCGCCTGCGCGCAACGCCGGGGCAGACCATGTTAAGAAAACAAAGTATGCAGTTCCGGGCAAGACCGGATAGGAGCATCCTATGGCTCGTATTACCGAAGGAACCAATACGCTTTCGTCGCCGATCTGGGCGGGCGACTTTTTGGGCCGCGAGCACCTCGTGCCGGGCGGCGCGCAGCTCGATCCGCTTCAGTTCAACGTGACTGATGCAGTGGTTGTCACCGTCGGCGCGGCAGGCGCAGCTGCAGGCGCGACCAGTATTCCAGTGGATGCGCTTGGTGGCCCGATCCCATCGGGGGCGATCCTGAATTTCGGAAGTCTCGCGCCCGTCACTGTCACCCTCAACGATGCCAGCGTCTCGGCCGGCGATACCGCGATCACCGTGACTGCGCTCTCCGGGCCGATCCCGGCCGGCACAGTGCTGGATTTTAGTGCCGGCACCAACGCGCAGCTCGCGCGGCTTTCGGCCGACGCGGCGGCTGGCGCAACCAGTCTCACGGTCTATCCGCTCGACGGCACGATCGCCAACACGCAGACCGCAACCTTCCCAGGCGGCACCAAGCAGGCGCGCCTAACCGCGGCTGCGGCTGCGGCGGCAACCTCGCTCACCGTCGATGAGTTGCAGTTTGCGCTCGTGGATGATGACGCCGCAACCTATGCTGGCACAACCGGGCTCAAGCACATCCCAAGCGGGACGCTGCTGGGCCGTACGATTGCCGAGCGCGATGCCAATACCGCCTTTGGGCCGTGGGCGTCGGGCGATGAGGAGGTCTATCTGCTCGCCTTCGATGTCTCGAACGCGCTTGTCAATGCGGACTGCGAGCTCTATCGCCACTTCGGAATCGTCAAAGAGAACTTCTTGCCGAACTGGACAGCCGCCTGGACAGCAGCGATGAAGACCGCGCTCCGCGCCGTCTACAGCTGCACAAAGGGCGCGGCTTAGCGCGACCACCATCGGCACGATGCAAAACCATAACACGACACCACAGAGGAGATCTCTATGGATATTGCAGCGCTGGTCTACCAGCTGATGACAGATGGGACGGTGCGCACCTTGGCGGTCAACCCGGCGGCGCAGTTCGGCATCCAGCCGCGCGCCTATGTCGGCGCATCCCTGCTCCCCGAGCGCACCGTCGAGGATAACGCCTACCGCGAGGAGGCGATCCGCTATCGCACCGTGATCGCCAATGACGGCACGCGCTACAGCCCGGCGCAGAAGAAAGGGGCGAACATTGTCGGCTCGTTCCTGGTCGAGCTGGGCAACTCGGACATTGCGACCGAGTTCACCGCGCGCGACTACGACGCGCTGCTGCGCATGCTCGGGCGGAGCCTCAGCATGGACGCCGCCGCGCAGCTGACCCAATGGCTGGAGCGCACGGTCAATATGGCATTGATCGAGAAGAACGAATTGCAGCGCTGGCAAGCGATTGTCGACGCCAGCGTGGTGCGCTCGGGCGATAACGGCTACACCGAGACGGTGACCTACTCGAACCCGGCCAACCACCGCGCGAATGCCGGCGGCACATGGTCGAGTGACGCCTACGATCCGTTCACCGACATCCTGGCCATGGCCGATCTGCTGGAGAGCAAGGGCTACACGGTCGGGCGCATCATCACCGGCCGCACCGTGCTCTCGATCCTGGCCGGGAATGATAAGGTCAAGGCGCGCACCGGCGTGGCGACGCTGAGCGCCTCGGGCCAGATCCAAGCCACCGCCGGGCGGGCATCCCGAGACGCGATCAACATGGCGCTCGAGCGCGACGGCCTGCCGCCGATCGAGACCTACGATCTCCAGTACCGCACCCAGACCGGCACCGGCTACTTCCTCTCGCGCGCGGCGTTCGTCATGGTCGCGACCACTGGGCGCGACGAGACGATCGACTATGGCGACAGTGAGGATCTGACCGTCAACGACACGCTGGGCTACACCGGCGTCGGGCGCGCTGCTGGCCAGGCCACACCCGGCCGGGTCGTGCGGATGGAGGCCAAGCAGGACAAGCCGCCGCGCATCGAGGCCGAGGGCTGGCAGACCAGCCTTCCGGTCATCACCGAGCCCGAGGCAATCGCGGTGCTCAAGAGCATCGGCTAAGGCGCCGATTAACGATCTGTGGAGTGCGTGCAGTCGCGCCCGCTACACCAGGAGCACACGATGAAGATCGCACTTGATAGCACATTTATCTATGCCGGCAAGTTCTACGGGCCGGGCGAGGTCGAGGTGCCGGATGACGTAGGCACAGCCCTGCGGGCGCGCATGGATGCGCTCGCCCAGACGGCACGCCTGCAGGGCGTGGATGTGCCGCAGGGCAACCTTCAGGAGGATCTTGCGGCCGGCGGCAGCCCGCTCTCGCCAGAAGGAACTGACCCGTTGGCCGCCTTCGAGATGCTGCTGGCGGCTAGCTATGACATTGATCGCGTGCGCGCGGCCAGCGACAAGGAGTTGCTGGCCGTTCCCGGTGTCGGCCCGGCGACGCTCAAGCAGATCCGCGCGGCACTCGCCTAAGAGGCAGCTATGGCCGAGCTCACGGAAGCCGAGTATGTGCAGATCATCATCGCCGAGGTTGGGGATGATACGCAGGCGAACCTGGCCGCCATGGTGCCGCTGTACTGGCGGCGCCGCGACGGTGTAACAGATCTGGAGACGCGCGCGCTGTACGTCAAGCGCGACGCGATCGTGCTGCTGCTTGGCAAGGTGCGCGCGCACATTGACCTGACCGGCACAGGCGGAGCGTCAATCAAGCAGGACCAGTTGACCACGCATCTGCAAGCGCTGTTCGACCAGGTGCATGGCCAGATTACGCAGATCGAGTCGTCCGGCCGCGCTGGCGTGGTTGCGAAGACGATGGGCATCACGAATGAGTCGAGGTGGTGATGATTGACCTTGATGCCGCACGTCAGGCCTTTGTGGACGCACTCATGCCTGATACGGTGACGATCACCACCACCACGGAGGCCTCCGACGGCGGCGGCGCGCCCATTCCTGGCACGCCGACCGTGATCACCACGCGCGGCAGGGTGTGGACCCGCAGCGGCACGTTGGCGCAAGGCGGCGATCAGGTCCAGCAGCGTGGGACGTACGGCCTGGCGCTACCTGTGGATATCGCGGTGTCGCGCGCGGCGACCATTGGCGTCGGTGGTCGCACGCTTCGGATCGTGTATCAGCCGCCCGTGACGGGCCTGACGCTCGAGCAGGAGCTGGGCCTGGAAGAGGTGCGCTAGATGAGTGTCAGCGTCAAACTCAGCCTCACGCGGCTCAGACGGGTCATCAAAGGTGAAAGAGCGGCGCTTGACCGCGCAAGCAAAGCCTACGCGGAGGCGGTGTCTGACCTCGCCCAGCAGCTCGCGCCGGTGGATACGGGCGAACTGCGCGCGAGTATCCACGTCGAGGCGGGCGATGTGCAGGGCAGCCACAAGGTTGTCGCGAGCGTGCCGTACGCCGTGTTTGTCGAATTTGGCACGCATACGGCCGCCGCGCAGCCATTCTTGACGCCGGCATGGCG